AGACATGGGTTCAACAGATTGTATCTGAATATGGTTCAGATTTTGAGCTTCGACCATTAGTTACAATTAGTGAACTTGTATGTGGTGATGAGAATAATCCGTATGCTTATCTGACAAGACGTTATAAAGGTTTGCCTGCTGGGTCATCTTCTGTTTATGAAGCGGATGGTGGATGGATTTATTATAAAGGTGAACTGATTGGTGTCTGTGAACACAAATACCAAGACGCCGATAAAAATGCTTGTGAAAGGGCAGGAAAATATAACAATATTATACATCGACATACGGTGTTTATTTCAGCATCAGGTTATGGATTTTCTGAAGAATCTATGACTGCCAAATCAACCGCAACTGCAAAGTTTGTCGCCATCGCAAAATATGGTCATAAACGACTTGGATTAGAAAGAGGTGTGGGTTTTTCATTAAATGAGAGTGAAGAAAAGTTTAAGGAAACTTTTCGTGATTGGTTTGAATATCTCATATCTCAAGAAACTGATTATTCATGAAACCATTATTCATGTGGGCTGGTGGTAAGAATAAAATGCTTAAGCATTACAAACCATATATGCCATCGTCTGTGACCTCTTATTGTGAACCATTCTTTGGCGGTGGTGCTATGTTTATCTATGTGATGAATACCTATACACCATCCTACGCTCGTATTAATGATATCAATTCCGACATCATCAACATATATCGTAGTATAAAGAATGACCTTGATGAATTTTTGCTTCGATTAAATGATTTAGAATCACAATATATGCCATTAGATAAACCAGCCAGAAAGAAGTTGTATTACGATATAAGACAGACTCATGCGTATGATTATAAATCATGGAGTAAATCATACGAAGCAGCTACACTATATTTTTTGATGAAGACAGGTTTTAATGGTATATTCCAAATAAACCAAAATACCAATGGTCGCTATGGTACACCATCTGGCTTATTAAATCAAAAGAAAGAAGTATATAATCGTGATGTAATAAAATGGTGGCATGACGTATTGCAAAAGACAGATATTTTTTCATGCGATTGGAAAGAAGTAGTAGATGGCTGCCCAGAGAACACATTTTATTTCTTTGATCCACCATATAGAGATTCATTTGCTGATTATGGTCAAGGATTCTCTGATGATTCATTAAGAGAACTGATAAAGTTTTGTGACAACCAAAGTTGTGTCATGTTGTCTAACCGGGATGATGATGATTGGTTTCAGAATGAATGCCGTTCATTAAATTATGATCATTTTGATATATTCTATACTGCTGGAAGAAGAAAGAAAACAGAAAACGGATATAACGCAAAGAAGGCTAGAGAAATCTTATTATATAAAAAAAGTTATGTATAGGGGTTGTAATTCGAAAAAGAATCACTATATATACTATAGGAGTTTCATTAGTAGTTCTCCTAGTCAGAGCGAAGTTGGTTCTCGCTCAACAGAAAACAAAATTACTAATGAGTTTTGGTAGTTTCTCAGAATAACCAAAAAAAACTACCATTTATCGCATCGCCATAATGGGATGCACAACATAAGTCTTGCTTAGTAAAGGAGATATAAAATGAATACTAGCAAAGCACTATCCCTATGGGATAACTTTAGTCAACTAACCCCTTATGCAGTAGGTTTTGAACGTCCGTTTGAACACCTTGCTCGTTATGTAAATAACAATACTACATCAACGGGGTTTCCACCTTACAACATTCGAAAGGAAGGTGAATATAATTTCGTTATTGAAATGGCCCTTGCCGGATTTGGTAAGGACGATATTGAGGTGGAAGTTGCCGATGGCACTCTTTCGATTCGTTCAGTGAAAGAGTCTGATTCGGATCATGATGGCAATGATTTATATCGTGGTATTGCCTATCGCAAGTTTGAACGTAAGTTTACTCTTGCAGATGCCGTCGTTGTTAACGGCGCAAAACTGGAAAACGGTATGCTCTTGGTTGATCTTGAGAGAGTTGTGCCAGATGAGAAGAAGTCTCGCCTTATTACGGTGAAATAATTTCTTATCATAAAACTGAAAAGGGGGTTGACATTCAACCCTCTTTTCTATATAATGATACACATGAAAAAAATTGATTACAAATACAACGAGGACAAGGCACTTGCCGAGCTCTCAAAGTATATTGACGCCACTTATGATGAACATTACAGCAAGAACAAGTTTCAAGCTACAGAATTTATCATAGACGGTGGTCATGGTGAAGGGTTCTGTGTCGGAAACATATTGAAATATGCACAACGGTATGGAAAAAAGAACGGTAAGGACAGAAGGGATCTACTTAAAGTGATTCATTATGGTATTATAGCATTACACATTAATGATATGGAGAATGGTGAAGATGAATGATATTGAAAGGTTAGTATTTTTAGTGGAAGAGGTTGGTATTTTAAAAACTAAAATACGAGAATATGATACAGGACACCCCGCCGGTATTCATACAGCAATTAATGTCTTGGAACATAGAGTGAAGGAAGTGAAGGAGAAATTAAATAATGAATCTTAGTAATGAAACTGTATCGGTTTTAAAAAACTTTGCAACGATTAATCAAAATTTGGTAGTTAAAAAAGGTAATTCTCTAATTACTATGTCGGCGATGCGAAATATAGTTGCATCAGCTGAAGTGGAAGAAAAGTGGCCAACAGAGTTTGCAATTTATGATTTGAATGAATTTCTTGCTGCGTTGTCTCTTTTTGAAAAACCAGATTTAGAATTTCATGATGATTTTGTTGTAATAACAGAAAATGGTAATGTTTTAAAATATTGGTATTCTGATCCATCAGTAGTTACAACAGTATCTAAAGAAATTACAATGCCAGAATGTGAGGTTAGTTTTTCATTAGAGAATGGATTGTTGTCTAATGTACAAAAGGCTGCTGCGGTTATTGGTGTTCCAGATATGGCGCTTGAATCAGTGGATAGTGGTGTTGCTTTGTTAAAAGTTACAGATAAGAAGAATGCAACAGCAAATGATTACGCTGTAAAGATTGATGTTAATAATAATAATGATAATGGCAAAAATCTGACATACAAGTTTTGGTTCAAGGTTGAAAATTTAAAACTTTTGTCTGGTACATATGATGTTGGAGTTTCTTCCAAAAGTATTAGTCATTTCGTAAATAAAAATGTAGATGTTCAATATTGGATTGCTCTGGAACCAGAGTCTAAATATGATGCTTGATTTGGAGAAATTATATAATGGAAACTTTTTTATGGGTCGAAGCGTATAGGCCGAAAGATATAGAATCGTGCGTACTTCCTAAAGTTCTTAAAGAGTCCTTAAATAATTTTGTTGTTGAAGGACAATTACCCAATCTAATTTTATTTGGTAGTCCCGGCGTCGGTAAAACAACCGCTGCGAAGGCTATGCTTGATGAAATTGGTTCAACATATATGATGATTAATGGTTCTGAAGAATCTGGTATTGATGTTCTTCGAACCAAGATTAAAAACTTTGCGTCTACAGTATCGCTTCATGGTGGACGTAAATACATCATACTGGATGAAGCAGATTATCTAAACCCACAATCAACTCAGCCTGCCTTGCGAGGATTTATGGAAGAGTTTCATAAGAATTGTGGTTATATTTTTACATGTAATTATAAAAATCGTTTAATCCCTGCTCTACATTCTCGTTGTAGTGTGATTGATTTTTCAATTCCTAATTCTGAAAAACCAAAACTTGCAACAGAGTTTATGAGTAGAGTTGTTACAATTCTAGATGACCAAAATGTGGGGCATGATGAAAGAGTTGTTGCAGAAGTAATCAATAAATATTTTCCAGATTGGCGTAGGGTATTAAATGAACTTCAACGGTATTCTGTATCAGGCACAATTGATGCTGGAATACTGATAGATATTGCAGAAGTAAATGTTAAAGAGCTGATGCATTCTATGAAAAATAAGGAATTTACTAATGTTCGTAAATGGGTTGTTGATAATCTTGATAATGATCCAGTACGTTTGTTTCGTCGCATTTATGATAATCTTTATGAGTTTGTGGATGGTAGTAGTATTCCCCATGTGGTTATTGTTTTGGGCGAGTATCAATACAAGTCGGCGTTTGTTGCTGATCAAGAAATAAACATGTTAGCTTGCTTGACAGAAATTATGGCAAGAACTAAATTTAAATGAAATGAGGAAAAAATTTAAATGAAAATTGATATTTACGATAATGTTTTAGAAGAACATAATGCTATACTAGTTGATAATGAAGTTAGAAAATTAAAATGGGAGTATGATTACAAATCAGCAACAAATAAACCAAATTTACATTGGCATGTTGTTTTGGGGCACAATAGGGAAGAATGTGTTGATGGAGGATATGATTGGGCTGATAATATTTTTGAACATGCGAAGAACAAATTGGATTTTGAATCTTTGTATGGTATCACTGGGTATGAAAGAATTTATTGTAACGCTCACACCTTTGGAATAGAACCTCATCTTCATTTTGATGATTCAGATTCACCTATTCCACTAGACCAAAGGTATACTTTCGTTTTCTATCCAAAACTTGATTGGAAAGCAGAGTGGGGCGGCGGTACAATTATTTACAATAAGGATACTTTGGAGATAGAAGGCCAAACCAAATATAAAGGAAATCGAATGGTTGCTTTTCATGGTGGGGCACATCCACATGGTGCAGCGCCAGTTTCTCGACATTGTTATGAGTTAAGGGTTATTATTGTTTTTAAGTGTATTGTGTCATAATGTATGCCCTACGGGATTATCTTAATGCTATAAATCAAACCAAAGAACCTCTTTTAGACACTGAAGACGAAGATTGGGAAAAGAAATATTACCCATTCATAATCAACAAATGTATTTCTCCATTCCCCGACACCATTATGTTGGTGAATGAAATCAATCAACTACATCATTTAGATAAGAAACTCCAGTTTGATTTTTTAATAAATAGTTTACGACCAAGAAAAAGATACACTCCTTGGCTGAAGGCGAAGAAATTAGAAAATCTAAAGTATGTTAAAGAGTATTATGGATACAATAACGAAAAAGCAAAGGCCGCTCTTGATATACTAAATGATGAACAAATTTCTGCCATAAAAACAAGATTAAATAAAGGTGGAAGAGATGGAAGAAATTAATTGGACACAGGAGCAGATGTTAGAGATAGGGCTGAAAGAGCCTGATGATTTTTTGAAGGTACGAGAAACTCTCTCTCGTATTGGTGTTGCTTCCCGAAAAGAAAGAAAACTATATCAGTCCTGTCATATATTACATAAGCAAGGACGATATTACATTGTTCATTTCAAAGAGTTATTTGCTCTTGATGGCAAGAAAACCAATCTATCTGAAAATGATATTGCACGTAGAAACACAATTGCAAAGCTGTTGATGGATTGGGGATTGGTTAATATAATTGGGGAAGTAAAAGAAGTTGCTCCATTAAGTCAAATCAAGGTGCTTTCGTTTAGTGAAAAAAACGAATGGACATTAGAAACCAAATATAACATAGGTAAGAAAAAAGAAGCCTAATGGAAAAGTTCTCAGAGTTTATTACAGAGGCAAAGGATGAGCCTTACCGTTTTTTAAACTTAATACATGAGTCACCAGATGACCCAAATAAAACTGGCGACGCTTTAGTTAAAGAAGCATCTAAAATGGGTATTGATTCATACCAATTAAAAGTTGACAATGGATATTTTTCAGTAAATGAAAAGGGCAATCTTGTTGCACATAATTATGAAGTAATTCAAGCTGGTGTGGTGAAGTCAGGAGCAAGTAAGTCAATAGAACATGATGTTAAGGGTTGGGAAGTAATTTCAGAAAACACAATTTGTTTTCTTAGAGTTGCTGTAGGTAGAGGTGTTAGATTCGCAGAACAATTAAGATTGCATGGAATTAAAACTATTAACTCTAGATTTACACATATGATTTGTGATGACAAATGGTTAAATTATACTGCAATGGAAAGAGCTGGATTGCGACAACCAAAAACAGCATTAATAACTCATGAAGAAAATCTTGATATACCAATTAAGCAAATTGGTGGTAAGTATCCTATGATATTAAAAACTGCTCAAGGAACACAAGGTGTTGGTGTTCTTTTCATTGATTCAAAAAAAGTATTACTTGCAACTATACAATTAATTAATAAAATAGATGAAAATATTGCTATGATAATACAAGAGTATATCAAAACACCTTATGATGTTAGAGTTATGGTTTTAAATAATGAAGTTGTTGGCCAATTAAAACGACCAATTGCTAGTGGTGATTTTAGAAGTAATGTTAGTCAAGGTACTGAGCCAGAAAAAATCGAATTAACAGAACTAGAAAAGTCTGAATGTATTAAAGCTGGCCAGTCTGTTAATGGTAAATGGTTGGGAGTAGATTTTATTCCATCAAAAGACAGAGAAAAAATACCACCCTATTTTATAGAGGTTAATTCCTCGCCGGGAACTGGACATATAGATAAACTAAACGATATTAATATCTGCAAAATGGTATTAGATACTTTCAAAAATCGTGACAACTGGACACTTGACAAATAACCCCAAAGGTGATATAGTCTTACTATGGACTTTTATACAAATGTAATTCAGTGGGGAAACAATCTCCTTGTTCGTGAAATTAAGAATGGGCAACGAACCAATTCCAAAGTTCGATATTCCCCTACACTTTATGCGCCCGTAAAAAAATCAACTCCATACAAAAATCTTGATGGTGGTTATGTTACTGATTTAAAATTCTCCACCATAAAAGAGGCTAAAGAGTGGGTTGATACTATGAAGAGTCAACCTGGCCTAGTGTATGGGAATACACAATATCCTTATACCTATATCTCTGATACTCATAAAGGCAAAGTGGATTGGGATTTGGAGAAGCTTCTTATTGTTACTATTGACATTGAAGTTCAATGTGAAAATGGTTTTCCTTCTCCAGAAGAAGCGGCAGAAGAACTTCTATCCATAACAATCAAAAATCATCAAACCAAGCGTATTGTGGTTTGGGGTATTGGTGAATTTAAGAATGACCGTGATGATGTAACATATGTAAATTGTGAAAGTGAAGTTCATCTGTTAAAAGAGTTTCTTGTCTTTTGGGAAAAGTATTATCCAGATATTGTTACAGGTTGGAACTCTGAATTTTTCGATATTCCATACATATGCAATCGTATCAGGAATCTATTTGGTGAAGATAAACTAAAACGTCTATCGCCATGGGGCGGAGTAAGAGCTCGTGAAGTATATCAGATGGGCAGAAATCATCAGGTATATGATATACAAGGTATCGCTGCACTGGACTATTTTGATTTGTATCGCAAGTTTACATATTCGGTTCAGGAGTCTTATCGACTAGACTATATCGCAAAGATTGAATTGGGTGAACAAAAAACTGGTAATCCTTTTGAAACTTTTCGTGAATGGTATACAAAGGATTATCAATCATTTATTGAATATAATATCAATGATGTTGAGCTTGTCGATAAACTAGAAGACAAAATGCGACTGATTGAATTGTGTTTAACTATGGCATATGATGCCAAGGTTAACTATACAGATGTATTGGGCACAGTCCGTTATTGGGATGTTTTGATATACAATTATTTGCGTGAGAAAAATATTGTTATTCCGCCAAAACTCAAATCAGAAAAGTATGACAAATATGAGGGGGCATATGTAAAGGAACCTCTTATTGGTATGCATAATTGGGTGATGAGTTTTGATTTGAATTCTCTGTATCCACATTTAATTATGCAATATAATATTTCACCAGAAACACTTATTTCTGATTGTGAGAAACAAGATGGATTAGTAGATAAAATTCTTGACGGTAAAGCTAAAAATAACACAGAGTATTGTATGACACCTAATGGTGCGTTTTTTCGTAAAGATAAACGAGGGTTTTTGCCTGAAATGATGGAGACTATGTACAATGATAGAGTTAAATTTAAAAGACTTCTGCTTGAAGCTAAGCAAAAGTATGAAGACACTAAAGACCCACAGCTCCTCAAAGATATATCTAGATACAACAATGTCCAAATGGCAAAGAAGATATCTCTCAATTCGGCGTATGGTGCTATTGGGAATAATTGGTTTCGCTATTTCGATCTTATGGTTGCTACTGCAATTACAACGTCTGGTCAATTATCTATTCGGTGGATTGAAAAGTCTCTTAACATCTACCTTAATAAAATCTTGGACACAAAAGATAAAGATTATGTTATCGCATCTGATACCGATTCGGTTTACATTACTTTTGACACACTGGTTAGTAAAGTGTTTGGAGAAGGAGCGTCAACGGAGTCTATTGTCACCTTCTTGGATCGGGTTGCAAAAGAGAAGTTGGAACCTTTTATTGGCAAAAGTTATCAAGCTCTTGCTAAGACTATGAACGCATACGAACAAAAGATGAAGATGGGGCGAGAGGCAATTGCTGATAAGGGTATCTGGACTGCCAAGAAAAGATATATTTTAAGTGCATGGGATATTGAAGGGGTTAGATATAAAACTCCCCAATTTAAAATTATGGGCATTGAGGCAGTTAAAAGTTCTACACCGTATGTCTGTAGAGAAAAGATTAAGGATGCGTTGAACATTATAATGACTGGCGATGAGAAGATGTTAAATACATTCATACAAGATTTTAGAGAGGAATTTATGAAGTTGTCACCAGAAGAAATTGCATATCCTCGTTCTGTAAATGGACTTAAAAAGTTTTCATCTTCTGATGGTCTTTTTGCTAAAGGAGCTCCTATTCACTGTAAAGGTGCTATATTGTATAATCATTTATTGAAGAAACATAAATTGACAAACAAATATCCCTTGATACAGGAAGGCGATAAGATAAAATTTCTACATATGAAACAACCCAATATCTATACAACAAGTGCATTTTCTTTTGCAACTTTTATGCCAAAGGAACTTGACATTTTAGACAGAATAGACTATGATGAACAGTATAGAAAATCGTTCGTGGAACCGTTAAGATTCATAACTAATAAAATACAATGGAAAATTGATGACAGTTACGGAACACAAGGCACCTTAGAAGATTTTTTTTGAGTAATTAGATGCGGGCATCGTATAATGGTATTACCTCAGCTTTCCAAGCTGATGATGTGGGTTCGATTCCCTCTGCCCGCTCCATTTTGGTTATGGTATGATTCTTGAAAAACAAGATGCAATTTATGCTGCAACAAAATTGATGGTATATTTCAAGGATTTTAATCGCATTGATGATTATTTTCGTGCAAGAAAGATTGAACGTGTAAAGAATATTCCTGTTGCACTTCCTGGCTTTAGTTTAGAAGATGACATGTTCCAAGAATGGGACATGCATCCAGAAGATATGAATTTTTCCATTATTCAAATGCAGCCTAAAATATTTAATACACTTTTAGAAATGACTGCATCGTTTTCACCAGATGAAAATCCAGGCAAAACTGACAAATATATTGTGAAGGAAACTAATACAAATAAGATTGTTGGTTTTATACGGTTTGGTTCTCCATTAATAAATTCTAAACCTCGTAATGATTATCTTGGTGATGTTCCAAACTTAGAAATTTTTAATCAAAGAGCAATAATGGGATTTAATATTGTTCCAATACAACCATTTGGATTTAATTGTCTTGGTGGTAAACTTCTTGCTGCAATTTGCTGTTCTCATGATCTTCGTAGACAATTGAATAAGAAATACGATACAGAGTTTGGCTTATTTGAGACAACGAGTTTATATGGTAATATCAAGGGCTCAAGTATGTATGACGGTATGCGGCCTTATCTACGTTACAAGGGTGATACCCAATCTAAGTTTCTATTGACATTAGGTGAAGAGATATATCCAGAACTAAAAGATTGGTTTACCGAAAAAAATGGTGGAGAAGAACTTATTCATAAGGGCGCCTCTAGTCGTAAACTTAAAATGCAAACCAAGATGGTAGGTATAATAAAATCTTCCCTTAAACAACATGATACGAAAGCATATGAATTGTTTAGTAAAGAGATTGCAAAGGCTGGAGAGGTTACGACTCAGAAAAGATTTTATATGAGTGAGTATGGATTTTCCAATGTAAAAAAAGTTTTGTTAGGTGAAGAAAAAGACTTGACAAAAGGCGAAAACTATGATAGCTTTGAACTTGAAAATGTCGTTAAATGGTGGAAGAAGAAAGCCACTAAACGATATAACAACGTGGTTGCTGATGGAAGACTTCGGAAGGAATTGGAAATTTGGAACCAAAATACTATGAATGA